TAGTCCCACAGGTTGGCCATCGTGAGCAGCCAACCGGCCTGACTGACCGACGCCTTGGCAGCCAGGGCGAGGAACCGATCCAATACCGCCCAGCCCTTCTCCTCGTCGTGGAAACGCGGCCGCGGGCGAAGCGGATCCTGCGGGCCGTAGTAACCGCGCGGACGGAGTGAGATTGGCCACCGGAAGGCCTGCTCCTCGGATGGATCCGGCAGGCCGACGCGCTGGCTCAGCTCACGCACGCAGCGCCACCACATCCACCCGTGGCCGTGCTCGTCTAGGCGAGCTTGGTCGGTGGCCACGTGTACAAGCTCGTGCAGGAGCACATCCTCCACGAGTCGCCGACGGTGCTCGGTGTGCGCCGTCCCGGGCAGGGTCCGCCGGTCGTATCCCGTCAGCACCTTCGCGCTCACCAAGACGACGGGATCACCGCCGAGGGTGCGCGTGTAGCAGCCGAACCGGGCCGCTTGTGGCAGCTCACCGACCCGGACCTCTGGGACCTTCAGGCAGCCCCGGAAGTACCGCTCGTTGAGCTGCCTCGCGACCTCCTGCAACCTCTCGCCCTGCAGGCCGTGCCACGTCAGGATCACCTGGCGCGCCCCATGTTCGCGAGGGCCACATGATCAACGAAGTTCTTGGCCTGTCGGAGCTGCGCCACCGACTCGAAGCCGGTCCGGGCCAGGGCGAGCTCGACTCCCTGGCGCTGGAGCTGGCCCTCGAGGGACCGGACGCGCTTGAGTGTGGCCGCCAGGGTCAGGCTCAGCTCGTTCACCAGAGGCGACACCATCGTCGGAGCCGCGGCGGTAGCCGCACACAGGTTCTTGTAGCCGGTGATTAGCGCCGACGGATTCGCTGGCAGAAGGACGAGGCTGGGTTCGATGAAGAGGCCCTTGAGAATCCGTCTTCCCCGGGCGCCGTAGGAATCGTTTGCCTCGATGGGCTCCCACAGGTGCGCCAGGAACGAGTGGCTGAGGGCCCGCATGACCTTCTGCTTCAGCCACGTCCGGACGTTATCGACCAAGGGCGTTGTGCCCGGCGGGAGCAGTTGCGCCTCGAAGTAGACCCCTCTTTCGTCCTCCCGCAGAACCAGGGTCTTCCCGACGGGCTCCGATTGGTCGTGGTTGAACAGCACTGGAGCCCCGGCCGCCATGTAGGCCGGGAAAGACTCGGTGTAGGCGCCTGGCATGATTTGGTCGCCCTCACGGTCCCGGTCCCACGTCACCGGGTACCCCGTGATGATCCCCTGTTCGGCGTCCACTGACTTGAGCTGACCGAACATCATCTTCCGTTCAGGCTGCTGCGTTGTTGCCATCCCCAACACCTCCACTGACTCGTTCTTGCGCCAGCCGCAGTTCGCGTTCGGCCTGGCCCAGTCGTATCTCGGCAGAAGCCGACCGGTACCCGAGGGCGCGCACCTCGTTGTGGTCCGCCCCCCCTGGCACCGCCGCCTTGGCTGCGTGCGCTGCCTCGACTTCTGTTCGGGCCACCTCCACCTCCCGATGGGCGCCCACTAGATCGAGCCACTGCTGGCAGCGGCGGGCCAGTGGTGGCACCAGCACCCCCAACAGCTCAGCCTCGGCCTGGCTGGCCATGAACTGCGCAACGTCCTCTTTGGTGAGCCGGCCCGGCAACTGCTCGCCGAGCCGTGCCACCTGCCGCGCCAGGTCCGCGGCCAGAGCCTGACGCCGGGTCTCCCACCGACCAAGTGCCTCGACGTGCCGACGGTGCTCGCGCTCCGCTGTTACCCGGTCCCAGTGCTTCATGCTCGCCCTCCGATGTAGCGCCCTATCACGCCGTGCCCACGCACTGGTTTCCAGCCGTCGCTGGGTTGGTCGTCGTTGTCCTCCTGGTCGGCCGGCTCAAACTGGCCGAGCATCATGGCCACCTGGCTGCGTTGTGGCGCGTCGGCCACGGACTCGACTGCCCACACCAGGGAGTACACGGTGTCATCGTGCCCGCTCTGCGTGCCGAACTTGGCGATGCCACCCCGCTCGCACGAGTACCCGAAGGTGAGCAGCTCGCTCCGGAGTAGCTCATGATCAGCAGAGAGCCAGAGCCGGCCCTCAGTCAAGAGCCGGTGCAGCCGGTTGAACGCCCCGGCCTGCCGCTGCGACGTCGGCGCCACCAGCTCTGCCACGCGCACCTTCTCCACCACGTCAGAGCAGCCATACTGCTCGAACAGGCACCCATGGATCCGGCCGAAGATGGCCAGGGTCTGCGCGTGCTCGCCGATGATCTCCGCCTCGGAACCGGTCGGGAAGACCACCTGCCGAACCACCCCGAACACGGGCTCCCTCCCATGCGGCAGGAACCGCGCCACGACCGTCCACACACTTCGGTCGCCGTGCGGACCCACGCCTGCCCTGTCGAGGCCCACGCCGATCCGGGTTGTTCCAGCCAAATCGCAGCCCAGCAGTTCCGGGATCACGACGCGCTGGACGTGCTCCCACTCCGCGGCGCTTTGGGGCCCGTGCCGAAGCCGCGTCGCCTCGGCTATCACGTCGGCCGGGAACAGCGCAGCACCCGTGCCGCCCCACTCGTTGCGCCAGAGGTACGCGAACTCGAGGGGCAGGAGCTCCGCCTCGGCCGCCTCGGCCCGGGCGCGTGCCCACGGCGTGGCCAGGTCCTGCCGGTAGCTGAAGTAGACTCGGCCCTTCCCTGACTCGGCCGCCTGGTGGAGACGCCACATCGGGTTCAGGTTCGTCGGCATTCCGGCTTGGCTGGCCACCAGGGCCTGCGCGTCGGCCGCCTCAGTCTGCTGGCTGGCGAAGGTCCAGGCCCGGCCGCCGTCCTCGGACGCGTGCAGCTCGTCGCACGCCAGGCATGAGAACGCCGTGCCCTGAACGGTCCGGTGGTTCGCGGGATAGCAGGTCAGCACGTTGTCGCCGGCGGGGATGGTCAGCCGCCGGGCCTGCACATCATCGTCGGTCGTGTAGGTCGCCAGGGCCGGCGAGGTCCGGAACATCGTGGCCACTGCGTCGAAGATGTTGGACCGCGCTTGAGCTTCCGAGTTGGCGATGATCCCGCACCGCTCGCCGGTCCGGGTCGCCAGCCTCCACGCGACGACGACCGACACGCAGAGGGTCTTGCCCTCGCGCTTGGGCCAGCTCGCGATGCAGACCTTGTGGACGAAGGCGCCGTCCTCCCGCCGGGTCGCCTCGGTCAGCCAGGCCCGCTGATGATCGGCGAGACGTAGTGGCCCGACCTGCCCGGACTCCGGACTCCGGACCCACAGGGCCTCCTCGGCGAACGCGCACACATCGGCGCGCCAGCGTGCGAGCTGCTCACTCGTCGGCAGCATCCGCCACCACCTCCACCGGGGGCGGGTCGGGCTGGCGGAGGAGCCGCGCCAGCCGCTCGAATGCGGCGCCCCCACTGTCGCGGAGTCGGTGCTGCGCCGCGGGGGTCAGCCCCAGCTCCCGGGCGAGGGCCTCCATGCGCCCACTGAGCTTCAGCCGGGCCATCATCGCGGGCTGTACGCCCAGGGCCTTGCCATCCCACGTCATCATGCCGACGCAGGAGAGCCACCCGTCGAGGATCTGCAGGCCGACCACGACGCGGGCCCACTCGAGGGCCAACACCCGCACCGCAGGCCCGCACGCGTCGACGTGCGGCAGCGCCAGCACCTGCTCGGTCAGTGCCTCGGCCGACTCCTCGGCCAGCCGGCAGGTCGCACCCTCGGCGTGGGCCTCGCAGCCGTACGTCTGGTGCACGAGGCACGAGTCGCAGGGTGGCGCCAGCCCGCGGCGCAGCCACCGATGGGCGCCGTGCGTCGTCGGTGTTGTGCTCTGGGCGCACCTGTTGGCGAGCTGTTGCTCCGCGCTCAGCCCGCCGTACCCGCGGCCGTCGCCGCTCATCTGCCTGGCCTCAGTGCGGCATGATCGGCGATGGCCGGGCCGGCCCCGCCGACGTTGACCCACGACAACGGCACGTCGTAGATCCGGTGGCCCTCGTCATGCACGAGGGCGCACCCCGGCCGCGCACCCGTCTGGTCTGGCGCCAGGTGCAGGCCGCCCACCGACGTGACCGTCACGTCTACCTTCGCTCCGACCGGGTAGCCCGGCCGGTAGCCCTTCTGCAGGATCCCGAGCTCGCTCTCTGTCACTGCCGATCCCTCCTGAATGCCAACGGGCCGGTCGGCCTGGTTGCCCAGGTCCTCCGGCCCGCTGGGGGCGCTCCTGTTGCCGTCTGTCCCGTGCTAGATCACGCGGCCATGTAGCCGCGCCACTCACACCATTTATGGCACTTCCTGCACCGCCACCGGATCACCCGCGTATCAGCCGCCGCCTCGCAGTGGACCCGCTGACACCACTGGCACGCAACCTCCGCCAGAGGCCCCAGGAGGCCCACAGAGCGATTGGAGGCTTCCTCCGGTATCGGACGTGGGTCGCTCATGCCCGCGCCTCGCTCTGCGTGCCCTGCAGCGCAGCGGCTAGTGCCTCGCGTTGCTGTTCGTTCAGCGTGGCCACGAACGCGGCCATCGGGTCCGGTGACGGTGCGGGCTCTGGTTCACTCAGCACGGACGGGAGCGCGTCCACTGCCGCACGGGTATCGAGCTGCGCCGCCGCGATGTAGCCCTCGGTCACCGATGCTGCCCCATGGCGCAGGAGCTTCTGCGTGGTGAGCCGGTCGCTGGTGTGCTTGTAGACCAGGGTGCCGCAGGTGTGGCGGAGGCTATGTGCGCTCACCCGTGCGGGATCAATGCCGGCCTGTTCTGCGAGCCGCTTCACGAGGGTGTGGACGTACTGCCGGGTCAATGGTCGGCCGACCGTTAGGTCGCGCTCCTGTGTGCTGCGCCCCTTGGTCTTGGTGAACCTGCCGTCTGTCATGGACCGCTCAGGGACGCCATGAACAAGCGTGCCCGTGGAGACAGTGCAGAAGATGGGCGCGCCACCGTTGAGGCCCAACGCCTGGCGCCGCTCAAGCCAGTGCCCGAGTAAGGCCGCTGCCTCTGCGTTCACGGGAACCACGTCTGGCACGCCGGCCTTGGTGTTTGCGAGTCGCACCGAGTAGCCCTCACCGTCACGCACTAGATCACGCGGCCGAAGCGCCAGCGCCTCGCCCACGCGCAGCCCCGACGTGGCCATGAGCGTTAGCAGCGCCTTGTTCCGTAGCCCGCTTGGCGATGTGGTGGTCTCGGCTGCGAGGAACGCACGCAGCTCCTGCTCCGTCATGGCCTTCTCCACTACCCTCGCGACCTGCCTGCGCCTGGTGCTTGTCATGGCCCCGGATCACCTCTTGGTTGGCGATACTACCACTATCGCCAACTATTCTAGCGACCCCATCGGCCGTGTCAAGTGCACCGCGAACGTTGTCAACCATTCGGTCGGGTTTGGTGCCTCTCGCCGGGTCCGCCTTTCCTACCTCCACTGACCCGGTTACTCAGAGTTTCCCACATTCCAGAAGGCGGTTTCGGCCGCCGCTTCGCCGCACCCCGCGGTCGTTCGATCATGCTGCCTGCCGATCATCCCATCGCCGCAGGCACCGCTGCCGATCCCACGGGTCGCGCTGATGGCCGCTCTGCTTCAGAGCGTGGACTTCGAGCCGGTCCTCCGGCCACTCCGGGAACCGCCACGCCCGGCCGTACTCCCGCAGCGCCTCCGAGAACGCCTCGCTGCGCTCATGTGACGGCTTCGCCGCCGCCGCCGCACGCGTCCGCAGAACCACGCTCAGGGCCGTCCGTTGGTGCGTCGTCATCGTGGCCGCCTCCTCACATAAGTCTGGGCTCACCAGGATTTAGGGAGGATCAGGATGAGATTCTGAAACTCTCCTTACGCGCGCGCGTAAGGGGGTTTTGAAAAGTCGTCCTGATCCTCCCCAAAATCCTGGTCAAGCCTGCTCGGGCCCCTCTTTGGCGCGGAGCCCTAGCCAGTAGATGTTGCCGCCCCGCTTGACCCGATCGAGTCCTCGCTCCTCGAGGGCAGCCGCGAACTCACGCTTCCCGACCGGCCTGTTCCCCTCGTTCTGGCACCAGGTCGCGTAGGACTGATAGAGCTCCGATCCGCGCTGTTGGATTGCCGGGCCCTCGATGCACATGGCTCCGATCCACTCACCGACCATATCCTCACTCGCTCGGTAGGCAGCCGTGGCCTTCATGACTACATCGGGCGCGGTGAGACGCTTCGTCTTCCATGACAGGGCCCCGGCAACGATCCACGCAAGGACGCCCTGGGCCTCTTCGCTGATGATCCTGTCTCCGAGCTCAGGGTCTCTTTCCTCCGGTGGGATGCGGACGCTGAACGGGAGCAGTCGCAGCCGGTCCCAGATGCTCTCCGTGGTGTCGTCTATCTGGGGCTTGTGGTTGCAGGCAAGCCAGACGTGAGCCGTGGGCCTGAATGTGAAGCCCTCGTGGTAGAGCATCCGCGCCCGCAGTGCATCCATGCCACCAGTCACGCGCTTGACGAACGCCTCGTTCAGCTTGCGCCCCTCACGGGTCTCCATCGTCACGACGAGACGACGGCCTATGAGCGCCGTTGCCAAACGCTCCTCGTCAGCGTTGGCCACCATGAACATATCCGAGGTGGCGGATGTCGCGTACGGGCCCAGGACTCCTTGGAGGACGCCGAGGAAGGTCGACTTCCCGTTGGCTCCGCACCCGAACAAGATCGGGAAGACGCGATCCGTGGTGACGCCAGTGGCACTCCAACCGGCGAGCCGCTGAACGAACTCACGCACGTCGGGATCGGGCAGGATGCGTTCGAGGAACGCCTGCCACATGGGCGCCTTGGCATCAGGGTGATACTCCACCTCGGTCACCAGTGTGAGTAAGTCGTTCGGGTCGTGGGGTGTCATGACGCCTGTCGCCAGATCGACGGTCCCGTTCGCGCAGTTCAGCTTGTACGGATGGCTGTCGAGGAGGGCATCATCGCGACTCACCCAGGAGCCGAGGAAGTCGAGGGCATCCCGCAGGGCATGACGCTTCTGGGCTGCCACTGCCGCCTTGCTGAACGCTCCCCGCTTGCCCTCGTCGCCTCGGGCGTCGGCAGCGGCCAACAGCAGGGCCTCGCATAGTCGTGATGCGAGCCGCATGCCTGCGTCGGTATCGGCTTTCCAGTGCGTGCCTGTCCATTCCAGCCAGCCGCGACCTGGCGTCTTGAACAGCCGCCCCTCTGCCAATGCCTCTGTGTACCGCGCCAACGTGTAGTCGCTCGCCGGCTGAAGGCGATCGCCGATCCCTACGCCCGCGAGTAGCCTGGCATCGCTGCGCGCCTGATGGCGTTCGGGTGGTGTTGGCGCGAGTGCGAGCCCATTGTTCGGTTCGGCCGCGGGCTTCGCCTGGGGCTTCCCGTTGCGCCGCGGGGTGTAGAACTCGGTCTGCCCCTCTCGCGCCTTGTCGACCGTCATCGCACCGTATGTCTTGGCTCCATGTTGCTCATCCCACTTCGGCCGCATGAGGGCAGAACCACGGAACGCCGAGTCCATACGCGATGGGTCGCCGCCGAAGTAGAAGGCGAGCTTGCTGCAGAGGGCTAGGTCCGCCCGGCTATGGTCGTTCTCGTGGGCTGACAGGTCGCCGCGATCGTAGAGCGCCGCGAAGTCGGCTCCGTCCTTGGCGCGCCGTGCCACGTCCAGCAGGTCGGCCTCGCCCACTTCCTGTTGTTGCCTCACAGGGGATCTCTTGGGCTCCGCCTTCGGCTTGACCATGTAGTGGGCCACCAGCTCTGCGAGCTGCTCGGTCCGCTCCTCCACCACAGAGCACACGCCCCACTGCTTCCCCGTCACCGTGAAGTACCTGCCGTGGGCGTAACACTCGAGCTCGCCACCGTCGGGCATCGGCACTTTCTTGGCGCGATCATCAGTCACGGTGCCGCGGGCGATGATGTGGATGCCAGTGCCGCTCGGGGATAGCTCGGTGTAGGAGTCGAGATCGGCCACGATCTCGGCGGCCCACGCGGCGAGCTCGCCGGCCGTTGGGTCGATGGCGTGGTCTAGGTCGATGCCAACCCATCCGTCGCCGAGGGCGAAGCCGAGGCCTTCGAGCTTGGGGTTCGCGGCCACGGCGCGCTTTGCGATGATGTAGGAAGTCCACGATTTGGGGTCGGTAGATGATGCCAACCGCAAGCCGGTCACGCGTGCCCGGTACGGCACCTTGGTCGGCTTGCCGTCGCGCTCCTCGCGGCGCCAGCAGAGCCAGCGATCGGCGTCACGCATCTCCTCGGGAATCGCCGCGGACGGCAGCGGCTTCGGCCATTCGGTCCGCCGGTTGTTCTCACGACAGCGCAGCCCGGGCTTGTGGAACACGGGAATGCCCTTGCGCTCAGCGGCGAGCTCGAGCTGTCGGACCCATGCCTCCTCCGGCTGCTTGTTGGGCTCGCTCTGCGGCCCGATGATGATCCAGTTGACGCGGCCACGGCGGATGATCTCCTCCGCGGGCACCGGGCCGAGAAGGGGCTCGAGGGACACGAAGCGCACCGCGGCATTCGCCTCGCCAAGGGCATCGGCTCGGGCCAACAGGTCGGGTGTAGAGTCGTCGCCCGTCATCGTGGTTCCGGCCCATGCGTTGGGTGGGAACAAGAACGTGGCGAGCCGGGCGGGGTGCTTGGTCAAGTGAAGGAACGTCCACTGCGGGGCGTCCCGCTCAACTGCAAGGACCGCCCTCACCCACTCATCAGGGACCCACGGGCCGAAGAGGTCGCCCATACTGCAGACGAACACGGAGCACGGCATCGGATGCTCCGCTACAGCCAGGGGCTTCGTGTTGGCGGGCGCCAATAGCAGGCCCGGGAAGATGGTCGGCTCGAATCCGTGCGGGTAGTTCGACGCCAGACGCCCCTCGGCCCGCTTCCTGGCATAGCAGTAGGTGCAGGGCTTGCCGTCCTCGCCAGGGCCCAGGCATCCGGTCACGGGGTTCCAGGTCCATGGCGCCCACCCGATGCGGGCCTCGCGCTCCTGGGTCGGGGCGTTGAACTGGCCGCCCTTGCCGATGGGCCGCAGCGCCGCTTCGCGCCGATCCGCTTCGAGGGCTTGCCACTCGCTGAGGGAAACACACGCGCGCTTACTCATAGGTCCCGCCTCCTGGTTGTGAAGGAGAGGGGCCGGCCCCAACGCCCACAACCGCTCCGGGAGCTACCCATCGCGACGGTGGGGCCGGCTGCTCGCTACTTGTTCCGGTCGCGTCGGCGCCGCTCCTGCGGCGCGCGTAGTTGATGGCCTCGGTTATCGTGAGTTGCGCCCGCAGGTAGAACCGCTGCCAGACTTCCGCCTCGGTCGGCTTGCGCCGGTGAACTCGCTCGAAGTCGGTCGCGATGACCGCCACATCGAACGGACTCCTCGCCTCCGCTAGCTCCATCCTCTCCGCCTCGCCCTCGTGATCGGCACACCCAAACGGTCGGTGCGCGGGGTGGCACCACGTCACCCCGCGCACCTCGAGCCGAAGGGAGTACCGAGACGTGGGTCGGGTGTGACAGCACCCGACCCGGGGCCGAACGGAGGTGCCCGGCGAGGGCAGATGTGCGGCATGGCCGCACTCGTGAGCGCGCTTCGTCGCGCGCGTCGTTGACCGTGTGGTGTGCTGCGTCCTGCTCAGTGTTGCGGCCACTGCCATGGCCCCCGCACCTCTCGCCGCGCCCCCCACCTCACCCCGACCCCAACCGCGCGTAGACGCGGCACCTGGGGCTCAGGGCAAGAGGGTCGTGCCCGGGGTGCCGGCAAACACCCCGGGCTCATTCCAGGGAAACGAGGTGAGGGAGAGCGGGAGGAAAGACGAGACGCCAACCATGGCTGGCCGGCAACTGTTACGTGACATGAGATGGCCTTCGCGGTACCATCTCGCTCGCAACAAGTCCGTGGGAGCGGACTGCGTGTTACCCATTGGAACCTCGCTCTGCCGAGCGCCTGCCGTTTGCCGCGGCGGGCGCTCACCTCGTTCAGCGCGCAACGCGCTTCTGTGGGTCAAACTGCTTCCGAAAGACCGCATGTTCTCTGAGCCCAACCGGGCCCACCTTAGCGCTACCGTACAGGGGAGCGCAACCCTTTCCAGCACATTCGTTCGCCACAGGCCGAACCGGGCTCGGATGTGCCGAAACGGTGCGCGTCTGGTGTCCTAACGGTGAGCCTAGGGCCCCTCACGCCGTCGCAGCTCGCGCGGGCGTGGGGAGTGAACTGTCCCACTGGCCCACCTTTGCCGACCCCACCTCCGGTGGTCGCAGCTCGCGCGGGCGTGGGGAGTGAACTAGGGGACATTTTGCGCAAATGCGCGAGATGTCCCCTGTCGCAGCTCGCGCGGGCGTGGGGGTGGGGCCTCCTCGTCGCCGGCGTCCTCGGACGTCGCCGCCGCCGCCGCGAACTCCGTGAGCCAGGAGCGGGACTTCGCGCCGTTCTCGCTCACTTGAGCGAAAGCGGCGCAATAGTCCCGCACCCGTTGCGGAGCTTCACCCACAGCCTCGCCGATCTGCTCGGAGGTCTGCCCGGCGAGGTGCAGGCTCAGCACCTGCGCCGGTGTCCTGGTGACCTCACTCGCGGCGACAACGGCACCCGCCGGCACCTCCGCCATGAGCGGCAAGACCGCCGCCTGCTCTGCCGCCGAGGCCGCGAAGGCCGAGGTCGGCCGCTGAGCCGGGTACCGCTTGCCGTCCGAGCCGGTTACCACGGCACAGGTGTCAACTTCTTGACACCTGGTGTCTTGTCGCGCAGCTTCGTGCGACACCCCGAGCAGCTTGGCGATGCGCCGGAGGCTGAGTCCCCGCTGCCGGAGCGTCTTGACGAGCTCCTGCCGCTGTTCCCGCGTCAGGTGTCGCCGCGCGAGGTTGAGCGCGAGCGCGTGCTCGGCCTTCTCATCGTCCGTCATCCCGGCGCGGATCATGCGCGGCCACTCGGTGAGGCCGAGCTGCCACACTCAAACTTCCGCGCCAGGTTCGGAAGCCTTAGTGTGGCAACTCATGCGCGGGTGAAGTGTGGCGCGCCAGACTTCACTCGGGCTGCTCCTCGGTCACGCGCTCGAACCGCTCCGGGAAGTCTCGCAGGAGTCGCTCCTCGTCCTCGGGGCCCAGGTCGAACACCTTGCCCTGCCCGGTGAGTACCAAGCGGTCGTCGGTGTGTCGGTCGGTGCCGTGCATCCGGATCATCGTGTCAGCCTCCTGTGTGTCTCATGCTGCCTTGCGCGTTCTACGCCGGCCGAGTCGCTCACGGACGTAGGAGAGCCGGGAGCGTACCGTGCCGATGGGGATGTCCAGCGCGCTCGCGATCTCCGTGTAGCCGCACCCAGCCCACCAGAGCCAGGCCGTCGCGCTGAGCTCTGGCGGGAGGCCCCGCAGGGCCAGCACCAACACCAGGGTCTGCCTCTCGTGGGCGCAGGTCGCCAGGGCGATGCACTCGGGCGACGGGGCCGTGTCGGCGAGTCCGTCGGCGAGCTGGGGCAGGTCGGGGTGCTGGGCCATCGGCACCCGTGCCAAGGACCGCGCCGCGTTGCGGGCGAGGTTGTCAGCCATCCGGCAGAGCCACGCGCGGAAGTGGGATCCAGGCCGATAGAGGGCGAGCTTCTTGCTCATTCGGCAGCGGACTTCGAACAGCACATCCTCGGCATCGTCTTCGCAGTGCAGACGCCGGCGGATAGCGCCGCGGGCAGAGCCGCAGTGCCGGTGCCACAATGCATCGCTGGCGCGCTCATCGCCTGTGAGCGCCCGGCGAACTAGATCGTCGTCCGTGAGGTGTGCGAGAGGGTCAGCCTGCGCCATCTAGCACCTCCCGGCGGCGAACGACCTCTTCGCTGTAGTCCCACAGGTTGGCCATCGTGAGCAGCCAACCGGCCTGACTGACCGACGCCTTGGCAGCCAGGGCGAGGAACCGATCCAATACCGCCCAGCCCTTCTCCTCGTCGTGGAAACGCGGCCGCGGGC